TTGCAATCTGTGCAGTAAATTCATCTATTGTTTCATTAATAGTAAATAATTGATTTACTAATGCATCATTAGTTTGCTCTATGTTTAATCTATTATTAATTTCAGTCTGAACTCTAGAAGTTAAATCTGTAATCGTATTATTTTTTAATTGTACTTCGTTTGTTAATGCCTCAACCTGTTTTCTTAAATCATCATTTAATACTATCTGTTCATCATAGAGAGGTTTTGGAACTAAATCTTTAACTTGTTTTGGTAATGTTGGTTTTAATTCTTTTAAATTAACATCAATTGCTTTAACTATTCTTTCATCATCTAATTTTGGTTTATTTAATTTTTTAAATACCAAAGATGTAGCGGGATTAGAACCATCTACAATATTAACATTATATTCTGTTTTTGAAATAGCAGATGAACCTGATACGCTTAAAATTTGTTCAAGCCTTTTATCCTTTTCTTCTTGCAATCTTAATGCTATAGCTTCTAAATTTGTCATTATATAACATCAAATATTAATTTGTCATCAATTATTTTCGAAACACCATCAATGACCACTTTTATTTTTAATCTATATGTTCTGTTTATTGAATATGCCGTTGTATCTAAATAAAAATAATTTGATTTAGAATCACAACTAACTTTTGAATATTCACCAAAAGGAACAACTATTTCATTTGTTTTGTAATCTTCTATCTGATAGTAAGATGATGTTGGCAAATACTTTGATTGGTCGTATTCAAATGTAGATACAAACGATTTTAGTGGATATAAATCCCTACCTTTAACTCTTACCTTTGTTTTTGTATTTTGAAAATATTCTTTTTGCAAATTTGTTACCAGTATTTTTGAATTCTCAAAGGCATCCAATGAATTGGAACCTGTTATTGGTGTTAATGATCCTGTTTGAAACACCGAATCATCCCAAACCAATTCTAATTTTGGTTCATATATTGTATTGGTTTCTTTTGAGAAAAATTTAAGAATACCATAATCTAATGTATCGTTTTCACTATTTAAACTATGTCTTACAATAAATCCATTATTTGGTAAAGAACCACTAATCCATTGGTGAACTATATTGGTAACATCCATTCGAATATCATCAGGTTCGTAATTAAATGATTGTGTTGCGGAACCTGTGATATACCAAGTACCACCTTCTGCATTAGCTGAACCCGTTGTTCCGGCTATATAATAAGCAGTACCGGCAATTGTGTTATCTTGCCAACTATTAACCCCATCTCTATATTTCCAACTAACACCATCGGTTGTGATGTTATCAAATTTAGTACCCGTACCCATTCCCCAACTTTGAGAAACCGCATTTGCATATATAGAATATTGCAATGGTATTTCTGATGAATTTGCTGAACGAAGCACTAAATATGTTGCCCAACTTCTTGTTACTTCATTTTGAATAGCATCTTTAAGTGAACCTGTATCAAATTTTATTAATGCTCTAGCTATATCTTTAGTAGAACCATAATAAAGTTTACCAACCTCTAATATCTCATCTCTACCCGCGTTCTGGTCAGGTTGTTGTAGGTAGATACTGGCATCGTATGATGATGTAAAAAATTTATGCATATTATAAAGCTCTTCCTTTTATATCTTTGTTAGGGTATTTTACTTCGAAAACACACGGGTCTAAAGATGGATAAACAATTTTATTTTTAGTTGCTTCATCTATATTATATTTGTTAGGTGAATAATTTCCATCTCCACCACACAAATTATAAATTTTTACAGATGGTACACTCATTACACCTTCTACATTTGCTAAAAGTAATTCTAATTCCGATATGTTAATTGGTTTATTAAATGTCCAATTATCAATGTTAAAATAATCTTGCATTTCGGTTAAACAATTTGCAAGAACTTCTCTTTTATTATAGTTTGAATATGTTATAATTTCAAAATCTATACCAATATTTACAATGAACCCATCAATTATATTTACAGCATCGGTAAGTATTCTATATTCTCCTATGTATGTTTTAAGATTTTCCTTAACGGCTTGATTTAAATTTGTTAAGTGTTTATTACCATTATATCCTAAAATGTACATATTAATTGCAAATGGATTGTTTACTTCTGCAACGTTTCCTCTTTTTTGTGTAAGGTATTTAACTAATTCTTTTTGTATTTGTTCTTTTGGTAAATTTTTCATTGATTCTACCAAATTTGTAAACTCTGCAATATTTTTTGGGTTTGCTAAAATAGATGCCGGCGAATTATTATCAATTTCACCATCTGCGCTAACATATACTTTTGCAACACTTCCATATCTTTCCGGCATTGATAATGCTCTAACAGCATAATCTTCTTTAGTTACTGCTCTGTTTTGTGAACCAAATACACCCAAAGCATTTTGTCTTATTTCTTCAACACTTTCTCCACCACGTCCACCAACTGCTGGTTCTAAATTTACTACCGCAACTGATGTTTTGAGTTCGTTGTATTCTGTTTGTTCGGCTTCCGATAAACTTAAAAGGTCCTCTTCAAATTCTATAGAATTGATTGTTGTTAAATCTTCGGAATTAACGTTGGATTCAATACCACCACCAATCAAATATTTTATTGTTAAAGTTTTACCAACAGGAGAAATTCCAAATGTGTTTGTTTTTAAAAAGTTAGATGGGTCAATTCCTTGATTTGTTCTTTTTATAGAGTTTGCTAATCCTAATCCAACATTTTTTGTATTTGGTAATATTATCTCATCTTCATATCCAGCCGAATTATTACCATTACCAAATTGTAAATCAATTGTATCATCGGAATTAACCCTTACACAAAATCTTCTTGGAACTTTTTGAACTTCTAAAATATAAGGAACAATTGTAACGGAATCACTTAAACTACCGCCATTAGATTCCGTATTTGGTTTTTCAACAAAGATAGATTCTTGTGCTAAATAAGGAACTTCGTACCAGTTATTTCCTAATTCATCTGTTACCGAAACTATTGAAATTATATTTGTATCAGATAAAGTTATAGTAGGGTATTCTACATTTTCCGTAATCTGTACTATCGTTTCTTTTTCCGTTGCTGATATTGCTTTTACTTTTTTAGTAATTACATAGGAAGTTGGATTACCATTCGTATCTCTATCTAGTACATCTATTTCTCTACTTCCTGAATTTGCAAAATCTACACCATCTATTGTTCTAAATATTATATTAGAATTTGTAGATGATTGAACTTCCATTCCATCCTTTATTTTTAAATAGTATTTGGAATTTGGTTCATAGTTCGGTGCACCTATTGTTGTAACGGTTTGGTATACGGTTAATGTAGTAACCGCCGGTGTTGTTAATTTTGGTTTATATCCCATAGCCTGTGCTAAAGATATTAAATTCTTTTTTTCGGTAGCATGTAATAAAAGAGATTCTTTTAATTGTGTATCCTGATAAAAAGATAATACGTCACCAATATAAGATGCCATATCTAAAAATACACCTCCAGGTGATGCTTCTGAAAAATCTGAAAAACTATTTGGAAAATATGTTTTAGAATATTCTACTAAATTTTGCCTTAATGTTGCAAAATCCTTTCCAACGTAGTTTATTTCTCTACTATTATTTTTCCAATCCTTATCTATAGGTCTTAATGCCATTTATTATTGTTTTATGCTTACATTTACTGTTTCTGATAGATTTTCATTTGATTTTAATGAAAATTTTATTTCTAAATTTATTTGATGTTTATCAATATCCTCCTCATCATAATCGAATACAATTTCATCTATATTGATATAGGGCAACCAAATATCTACTGCTTGTATTATTGAAGCTTCTATTTTATCATCAATATTTCCACTAATAATTGGTTCAAATAAAATACGCCAAATATCACAACCAAAATCAGGATACATAACTCTTTCTCCCTTTCTGGTCATAATAAGATTTTTAAGATTATCACTAGCTTGTCTTAAAGTTGTAAAATTGACAGAAAATATGCCATTGGAATTGGAACTTCTATCTATACCAATACCAACGACTTTATAATCATTTGTTTTTAAATCAACTACATTTACTTTACCAAGTTCTATTGCCATCTTATCTTAATCCTTTTTGTTTTTCTTGTTTTGTAAACACTTTAGCTAAATCGGTGTAATCTCTATTTAATGCTTTTTGAATGGCATCCAATCCAGCATTACCTGTTGAAGGTATTTGTTGTGGTGCTTGTTGCGTTCTATAATCCATAGTATCCCAACCATCTTCTTCATATGTTTCAGGTTGTATCATATCTAACACAGAACTCTCATCCATCATGCCCATACCACCACCTTCTGCTCTATGTGCAGCGGTAAATGGTTGTGTTTGACTCAATACCTCATTCAACATAGGGTTGTTTGTAAATTGTTTTACTGGTTTTTGTTGAGTCGTAACTGCAGGTCTAATAGGACTAGTAGTTCTTGCTTCACTAATTTGTTTTAATGAAGGTGTTGATGTTTTCTTTTGTGAGTTTAATGTAACCGCACCGGATTTAATCAATTTTGCCAATTCTTCTTTGACTTGTTGCTTAACTTCGTTTTTTACAACTTCTTTGATTAATCCGACTAATAATTTCGAATCCATAATAATTGTTTTAAATAAATATTGAAAGTTTGAATTTAATTAGGGAACCATATATCCAACCCAAGGTAATGCGCCTGGTGCCGGTGAACCAAATGGTGGATATGCAGAAACCGTCACATATAATCCACTCACCGTCGTTAAATGTATTTTTGCAGCTGCAATGAATGCATCTAAAAACATAGATGGATTATTATTTGGTGGAACCGGCATAGGTGTCCAACTTCCTGGGTTTAAAACTATACCTTGTGTTAATGATATATTTTTAATTGAACCAGGTGCCGGTGGTAATGGTGGTAATGGCATCATTAATCCACCCGTCCAATACGAAATAACAGCTGGTCCTAAAACATCCAACAATGTAAGTGCGTTTGATTGTTGCGTTGATGATAAAAATCCAACTATCTGTGCTTCCATTGCTGATGGGTTTCCTTTCATCAATGGAATTGGGCTAATGGTTTCTTTTCCTGATTTTATAGCAGTATCATATGCTAATGTGAATGACTTTGCAAACCCAGCCATATTGTTTCCAAATGAATGAGATTGCATAACTGGTAATAAAGTTGATTTGAATGCACTCCAAGACATTAGTTTTTACTTAAAAAGTTTTTAGCTGCTAAAATAGTTTTTAGTTTAGATTTAATAGAATTGAATTGAGCTACATTGGTAGGGCCGGTTGCTGATGGTCCACACGGTGTCAAATACACTTGCTTTGTTATAGCATCTATTAAATCTTCTAATATTTTTACCAATTCACCACCCAGTACCATTTTTTGTACTGCTGCTCCTGCATCACCTTCACCTTTATCCTTTCCTAAATATATTTTACCACTATCGGAATTTAAAAATATATTATTAGAACCTTCCGAATGAATTGTTATATTTTTCTTATTATGAAAATATATTTCCTTTTCGGCATCAATAGAATAGTTTCCATCTGTAATTACTCCCGAATTTCCTTTGCCGTAAATTATAAATTCTTTTGCTTTAGCAGATAATACAATTCTATCTGAATTTATAAATAATTGGTCACCTTTAAAATCATCCGAAGATGGATATTCTTTAAATCCAATTTTTGTTTTTTCTATTGTTTCTTTAAATGGTACTTTTACTTTTTCAGATACAATATAAATTGAAGTTCCATCTTTATTAATATCCTCTTCAATTAATTCACCAATTTTTTTATCATCCAATTCTGGGTTTTGTCTATTCCTAATGAATATGGATGGAGAAGATGTTTTATCATCCTCTGTAAGAAAAAATTCTGAAAATCGAATTGTATTACCAACTCTACCACTTATGATAGTATCACCTTCCTTTGGTTTAAGAAATTTTATTTTTTCGTTTACCTTATATTTTTTAGATTCTGATTTTTTTTGAACAGGCTGTTGGTTTGGTGTACCGGTTTGCTTTGCTTCGTTATATTGTTTAGCTGAAGATTTAGTTTCTGATTTTTCAGGTTCTCTCTCCTTACCAACTTCCGATGTTTTATAATCTTCTCTATAATTTGGATATAATGTAGTTGAATATGGTAACCAAAAATGTTCGTTTTCTATTTCCAACACAATAACGGTTTCACCAACTATCGGAAATGTAAAATTATTTTTATCGAATGGAAATGCATATGCCTCCACATTAATTG